AAAAACGCATAAAATGCGCCGACTCGTTAGCGGCTTTTTCGATCTGGCAGGTGCCTTTGATTTTAGGCGTCGAGCCGCGAATGGATTTTGGCCACACCGACCCCTCAATACGCTTATCCCCCAGCAGGGTTGGCGAGCCCTCTTTTTCGACATCCGGCTCGAACGAGGAAAGTTCGTCATAGCAGACCACGTCCACGGATTTTTCACGGTAGTTTTTGGCGGCAGCGCCGCCCAGGCACCAGAAACCGACGCCCGATGAAAAGCGTTTCAGCGTGAGAGTATTGTCACGATGTTTACGCCCCAGCCATGGGGAAAGGTCTTTCAGGCATGGCACGTTCCGAATCGTCGCCTCCACGTGAGACTTCATAAAATCTTCAGCGGCAGAATCCGTGGGCTGAAAAAGCAGACTGTTTCGGGATTTATGCTCAATAAAATACCCGACCACCCCCAGCAACATCTTTGTATAGCCAACACGGGCAGATTTAATCAGATTAACAGTGCGGATCTGATCATTCCCCATGCTGTTCATGATGGCGATCTGGAATGGCAGCGTTTTCCATTCTCCCTCACCATATGAAGATTCTTTAGGCAGATAATAATTTTGATCAGCCCATTCAACTGGCGTCACCGGCAATGCCCTTATCAGGGGCTGTAATGCTGTTGTGACAGCACTCATCATATTATTCAGTTGTTGCTCTGATATATTCATCGAGTAAATCCGGTAATTTATCCCCCGCCCGCGCACACTGATTTGCCCCCTTCGCAATAAGGGTTTTCAGATGGTCAAGATGGCGCGGTGTTAAATCAGGAAACTGTCGTTGCATGGATAAAGGGATGGAATCAAGCGTACTGGATAACGCCATTGCCAGCTTACTGAGGGCAAAAATACAGAACCCGGTGTCAATAAGTTTTCCTTTTGACACCTCATTTTTTAACTGCTGTGTAACAGCCTGTTCTGCTGTCAGTTCCCATCTGGCAATAAGCAATTTTTCCTCATAGTCGTCTTCGCTATCGCCATCAGGCACATCGTTTTTACTTCTCCTCAGATACGATATGTAAAAATCGCGCCAGGCATCCAGATCCAGTTGCCCTCGCTTATTTGATATCGGGGCACCCGGCAATTTCTGCAATCTGCGAAGCTGGCGATCGGTCAGACTTAAATGCCTGGCAACTTCAGTCTGCGTAGCCACTCCTCACCTCGCAAAAACTCTCACCTCACAATCACAACAAAACCGGTCATGTCCGGTTTACATATCTATTTTTTGTGCATGTCCGGTTCACAGAAGACCTGTTTTTATATTTTTCATATAGTTAACTTGAAGAGAAACCGGACATGGTTCCCGGAAAATTTTCATAAATAGCGAAAACCCGCGAGGTCGCCGCCCCGTAACATGTCGGATCGCCGGAAAGGACCCGCAATATGATAATGATTATCATCTACATGTCACAACGTGCATCTACGCCATCAAACCACGTCAAATAATCAATTATGACGCAGGTATCGTATTAATTGATCTGCATCAACTTAACGTAAAAACAACTTCAGACAATACAAATCAGCGACACTGAATACGGGGCAACCTCATGTCAACGAAGAACAGAACCCGCAGAACAACAACCCGCAACATCCGCTTTCCTAACCAAATGATTGAACAAATTAACATCGCTCTTGAGCAAAAAGGGTCTGGGAATTTCTCAGCCTGGGTCATTGAAGCCTGCCGTCGGAGACTAACGTCAGAAAAGAGAGCATATACATCAATCCAAAGTGATGATGGATGAACATCCCGGTTTCTTCCACCATCGCACCGGAAAAGCGACTATGAGGGTAACCCTGCGTCTGTCAGCACAGTAAAACCCGGTGTGCATCGTTTTTGATTATTCCCGCACACTCACGCAGAAGGAATTCCCCGTCGGGCTACGGTCATGGTTAATGCGGGAATACGGCGACGATACAGCGCATAATGTGTCAGGCTTGAATACCTTTATCGAATCCCGGTAATAAAAACTGTCCCTGTCTCTCCAGACGTTCCAGCTTTGCAAGCAATTGAGGTTTTTTCGTTCTCCCCCAGCGATTGAGCAGACGGCCTGACATGCTGGCGACATCCTTCTCTTTCATGTACTCCAGCATTACGGCGTTACGTTCTGCTTCATAACTTTCGCTGTACTTACGGAGTTCTGCTGACATCCAGTTAAACGCATTGATATAGGCTTCTTTAACAGCATCGGCTTTTGCCCCGTTAAATCCCATAACCAGCATAACGAAGCCACTAAAGTCCATGCGGTAGTAAATCTGTTTCTTGTCAAAAATCCCTAAGTCATTGATTTTCTCGACGGCCCAAAAATGGGTTGTCGAGAATTCCTCAGAACATCTCAAACATTTAATAGCCCTAATCACATGCTGATGGCGTTTACCAAATGCCCTGGCAATCTGGAAGGTGTCAGTTACCGGTTGACCTTCTGCTGCGGTAACTAACTGGCGAAAGTCGAAGTCATGATTCGCAATTAATTCATTCATGGCGTTGCCTGCTTCTTTGAAATGAACCTTTGCCGCACAGGAAACCAGCCCACCGAGGCTCGCCAGCACTAACTGGTATCCTCAAAGGCCCATTCCAAAGGGTCAGGTTCGGTGTTTATTGTGCGCTGCGGTGCGCGGTGAAATACCGGTACAAAAATGCCCCGCATCTGCGAGGCATTTTCCTGAAAGTCACTTGTTAAATTTCAGTGAAATTAAAATTATTTTAAGCACTGCGTCCTGATGTATTCCTGCAGGTAGTTAACCTGCGCGGTTATCTTGTCGATTCCACCTCGGAGACGGTAATAATTGAGTTCAGCATCTGCTGTAAGTCCTGGGCTTTCTCCATCGCCCATGCTGCTGGCTCCGGTCGTTGACTTTGCACAGGTGGCGGAGACTTGCAGGCGCTTACGCCCAGCAGAAACATCAGCACGGAGACTTTCGATAGTCGCATTAGCATCAGCAAGCTCCTTTGTGTATCTGGCGTCAAGTTCTGCTACATCACGTTGCCGCTTCTGCATATCAGCGATGATGGATGTGGCTTTATCGCGCTGCTCTTTGTAGGCGATGGCGTTATCACGGTAATGATTAACAGCCCATGACAGGCAGGCGATAATGCAGATAACCAGAGCGGAGATAATAACGGTTACCCTGCTCATTGTTGCCCCCACAAACAGACTTCACGCTCAATCTCGCGGCGAGTCATCAGCCCTTTCCATTGCTTACCGCCAGCGTATGTCCAGCGCCGTAGCTGATCACATGCGCCTTTGATATCGCCCTGGTTTATTTTGCGAAGAAGCGTCGATGTTCTGAAATTGCCAGCGCCCACGTTGTAAACGAACGAGTAAAGAGCGCCGCGCGTTGTTTCCGGTATATCGACGTTGATGTACGGGTTAATTTGTCTGGCGACCGTGGCAAGGTCTTTATTCAGGAGGGCTTTGCATTCTGCTTCGGTATACGTTTTACCGGGCATGATGTCTTTTCCGGTGTGTCCGTGACATACAGTCCATACGCCAACGATATCTTTGTATGGTATGTAGCTGACACCTTCCAGACCATCGTTACCACCTGGACCAGTGATGAGCACAGACGCTATGGCAACAGCCCCACCACCAATAGCAGCTGCAACAGCCTTGCGTAATGACGGCGACATTATTCACCTCTCGCAGCCTTACGCTTATCTTCTTTAATCTTGAAATAAAGATTTGTCAGATACGTCAGCAGGCCAAACAGCAGACTTCCCAGCACACCTATTGCCACCCACTGGGACGGAGAGACTTTGTCCAGCAGCTGCAGTAACCAGTATCCCGTCCCCACCGCTGACGTGGTGTATGACACACCTGTTGTGATTTTTTCCATCTGATGTATGTCTCCGTCACCGCCGACAGAAAATGAAAGTAAAGAAAAACAAAAAAGCCGCCAGTGTCACCCACTGACGGCCAACGCCGGGAGCCGTGATTATGGCATTCAGGCTCTGCTAAAAATGCCAGATAACATTCCGGCCTCCCCTGATTCAGGTTATAAATGACACAATATCTTGACAACATCCGTCACTGTCTGTCAGAAAATGTACTGCCATATAGAAGCAACATGTGAAGTACATCTATCCTTTTGAGCCAGCACCTCTCCACCGAAAGTCAGTGCTGGCTGTTTTTTTCCTTAATAAGGCATCTGTAACTGAAACAATCCGCATATTGATAATATATTGACAGGCATCATTGCTGTCTGTGAAAAATAAGTCTCTACAAACATATAAGGCCTTTTAGCCAGCGTCTTCTTTTTCAGGTCAGTCGCTGGCTTTTTTTATTATGCTGCCGGTGCATTTATCTCCAGCATCAGACTTTCTATCTCAACGCCATACGCTGCATTTTTTGTAACATCCGTCAGCGTCAGCGCATTCAGTCCCAGTGTCAGACTGTCTTTTATAACCTGGAATGCCGGGCCAGCCACTCCATTCAGTTTCGGAGTAACCGTGGCACTGCCGGCGGTGAACACCAGCTCCAGCGTCTGCCAGTCGTTACCGTAATCGCCGAACTCCCCCAGCTTCGTGTTTCCGGCTTTCCTGTGATGCATCAGATTCACTCTGCCGTCAGTGGTCTGAGTGAAGTACGACATCAGGAACGGATTACCGGTACCCGTCATCGCCACACCATCAGGAACGGGAGCATCCGTATACAGATAAATCCCCAGCCCGAACTGATTGTTGGTCAGTGCGCCTGACAGGCGGAACTTACAGGTCAGTCTGCCGCCCTGTGTCAGCAGGGTAATTGCGTCATCCACCGGATGCGTCAGGGACCAGGTTTTATTGCTCTGCTTGGTGATCTTAAATACACCATCTGACAACTGAATTCCGCCATCCTTAATGCTCCAGCCCTGCGCAGCAGCCTCTCCGGCTGCCGGCAGCAGGGAGATTGTGCGAACGGACGTATCTGCAAACGGACCCGATGGCGTGTTGCCGCCGGACGAGGGTTTTGATTTCCGGTGCCTTACCACTGATGAAGGCTGAGGTGCGCCCGGCTGCGTTCAGAATAGCGGTTGCCAGACGATCCGGAATAATGCTCCTGCGCGCCCATGAACTGAAATGTGTCGGGCGGTTTGATGATACCTGGTTTCCATTCGTTCTCGATGCCGCACCGTAATATCCTGATACCGGAATATCCGGATCTTCTGCCGGCGCGTTAGTGGCGGTATTGACGCCGTTACCGTCTGTCATGAAGGGCACAAAATAAACGCCCTCACTCTCCCTGTTTTTATACCCGCCGTACACGGTGTCGTACTGGGTAGCGTATGTATTTTTCCAGTAATACGTCGTGTCACCACAAACCCACGGCACATCTGCAGCACTGCCACCATGGCACTGCGCGTTAAACACGGAGAGGTCAGCACGAAACTGTGTCAGCATGGCTGTAAACAGCGCAGGTTGCTGTACGTGGGTGGCGGCGCTCATGTCAAACTCACCCTGCATCCAGCAGACGGCCAGCAGAACGTTTTTGGGATTTTTCTGCAATGCCGCTTTTGTGCGGGAAATCAGATCCTGATATAACGGCTTGCCCACCCCCCAGCGTGCCGAATCCTGACTGGCCCCCGTGGATTCGCTGAATGTCCCCTCCGCGCCCTGGGTAAATGCCGAACCACCACGACAGCATGGTACCAGCAGGATCCCCGCGTTATTCGGGATATACGGGAGCAGTTTTTTGGCAATATGTAAACCCTGGCCGACACAGCCGTACTGCCCTTTGCTCAGGTCAGCCCTCGGATGATTCAGCGTACTCATATCCTGCACATCATGCAGACAGTGGTCAGCCGGAATAATATCGTTATATCTGCAGGCAGCCCCGCCCGGCGTCACTGTACTGCGGCGCGCCAGCTGTTTAATGCGCGGATCCGGAGCATCGTATGAATCCGGCAGCGGAAGCCCTTCACCGTAAGCCATGGCATTGGATTGCCCGGCCAGTACGATGACGTAGTACCAATCCGGCTCAGATGAAGGGCCGACCTGTGGCTCTCCTTCAATAGCCACCGCCTGCATCAGTGTGTACGGCGTAATGGCAACCGGTCCGCCGTATGGCTGCCAGCCCTCTTTCAGTTTGTGTGTCAGCTTTTCCGCAAGGTCTGACGGCGACGCCGCCCTGACAACATCGTAATGTTTAATCGACATCGAATTTCTCCCGTGTAGAGGAACAGAGTTAAAAAGCCGGAAGCGGAATCAAATCACAGGATGACCATCTGCCAGTGGCAGGTCATAAAAAAAAGGCTGCGCAATGCGCAGCCAGAACTCACAAGGAAAATGATAAAAGGAATAACACTAGTGATGTACGCATGGCGCCTCCCGCTAAGTTCTGCAATGATCAAACAGAACTCGCTACGTGCCCTTAAAACTCGATCATTTAGCCCCTCCAAGGAGGATTCACCATGCGGTTGATTTTTTAATAAACAGTAAACAAAAAAGTCAAGAATTATTCATTCTGTTCTTTCATCATCGGCCACAGCAATACCACAATGCCGCAGACCAGAG